AAGCGTTGCCCTGTTATGGATTGTAAACTGCAGCGGACTAAGCGCAGTGCTACTACCGATGTGAGTATCTCCTATGACTGCTATGACATATCCAGACAATTTATGCCCTTTTATTATTTATAATAATTTCCAAGTAGACCATTTAACGATGCTGTTTTCTGTGCCCCTGAGGGTCGCGAACCTATGGCACAACTTATTCGAAATACCTATCAATATCCTCAAAATCCATTATGCGGAATACGTTCACAGCGAAGTATACGAATAGAACCCTTTCACTATGGCTTGTCTGGAAACACAACTTCATCCGGCGACTGATACGTCTGTGGGATGTCGCGGAGTGCTTGACGATAGTTTGTCCAGGCTGTTTTCTGTGATTCTGATAGTTGCGAATCGGGAAGTTGCGTCCAGTCTGATTTTTTCAGCAAATCATCACGGAAAGTCCTGATCAGATTCCATTTGTTAATATCGGGTAATGACGAGAAGTCAGGATCAAACATAAAGGCCTCCTGTTGCAGTTGTTCCATCTGTAGACCCCGGGAAATAATTTGCACCCCCTCCACTTGTAAATATCACTGCATTCGTATCGGATTGGTATCTTTTTCCAGTACAAGTGCCAGTGTAAGTATTTCCAGAACCAACAAATGATCCCAGAATTAAGCAATATATAAATGAATTAAAAGAAATTGTACCTGATAATGTCCATGCTTTATTTGCTTCAAATAATATTATTGATCCATCTCTACAAAAAATATGATTATTTGCAGAACCAGATATCGTGTAATTGGTATTAATTACAATAGTTGATTTAAGAGTGACATAAATATGGTAAGTAAATCCAGCTCCGAAATTTATATATCCTAAAGTTATTTTCGCAGAGTTTTCGGCATTAATTGCCACTAACTGTGTTCCACTCGATTTTATTAATTTAAATCCTTCTATATCATATGTAGTGCCAGGCACAGTTTTAGAAAAACAACCATCAATAATGCAATTATCTGGAGTTGTAGCATTCCCCAGGATAATAACTTGCCCCGAACCGATTATATTTTTACAGTTAATAGTATTCGCAACATATGTTCCATCGGCAACTTGAATTGTTACATTATAAATTGATGTATCAATACTGGCCGCTGTATCAATTGCTTTTTGTATCGTCAAAAATGCGCCAGCAGCAGTATTCTCCAGCCCATTGTTAGAATCGTTCCCATCCGTCCTCACGTAGTACGTCCTATTCGCTGTCAATATCTCGCGAACTGTCGGCGTCCCTGTGATGTTTGAATATGCGACTTTTTTTGAATCCGTACCGTCGTGATCATGCCCAGTGGACGCGTCAAAATAATCAGCCAATCCGTCAACGTTTGACGCTGCGATCTTCTTGCTGTTCGTCCCGTCATGATCATGACCAGTCGATGCGTCGAACGCTGCGGAATTAGCTTCAATTCCGTCCTCAATGTGATTCATCCGATCAGCGGTAAATTCTGATCCGGCCTGTACTTCGGTCGATTTTAGTTCGATGATCACATCATCATTAATAATCGTTCCGCTCGAATTTTTGATTGTAAATAACGCCTGATCAGCGGAAACGCCAGACAGAACTTCATTCTGCCATGTTTGTTTTGTATATGCCATGATTTTACCTCCTAAACATATTTTGTCGTAATAATCCAGATCCGCAGACAGCGAATCCGCAAATTGGAACGCGCCCCAGAACAATGCGCTTCGTTCGGAACATCCATTGACGAGTCATTCCTGCGCCTGCCGCTCCAACACCACAAATCGGCCTGCGAACTACTTTTACCATTTCGTGATATTTGACGATTAAATCAATCACTTTTTCCCACGCATTGACGATCTGATAATCCGGTCCGCGTTTGTCTGGTCCGTCCTCATAATCCACTTTCAGCGTGTAGGCGTTCGCCGCCGCCACCTGCGCAGCCGTTTGAACCGTGATGATATTTTGCACCAGATCGTTGATATCCGCAGCGGTCGGCTTATCTGTGCGTGTTGGCGTGCTCATCGTGATCAGTTCTGGAATCGGGACACCGCGCAAGGAGAAAACCAGCTCCCGCGCGAATGATGTATTATTTACGATGCGCTCCCAGTCTGTGATGTTGAAGCGTCCCTTGAATGTCTTCTGGATAATGTCCGCCATCGTGCGGTCGTAAATTGGGTCAATGTATGCCATTATCTGTTTACCAGCCCTGAATGTACATAACCAGAAAGTCCAGCACCTGCACCATCTGCAATTGTTACCGAATACCATAACGATTGATTTGGAAAGCCAAAAACAATTGATCCGGTAACTTCACCGGTAACAGTTACATGCTGACCTGACTGCATAAATGTTATTAGAGTAGATGAATCAGTCCATTGCGATGAACGCAGTGCTGAGTTGTCTGAGTTAATTGTTCCAGTCCATGTGGTATATCCTGATCCTCCACCGCCACCAGATCCTCCGCCTCCGCCAGTTGTGTTATACCTTTTTACTTTTACAACTGTAGCAGATGTAGCATTATATAAATCAAAATAAGACACAGAGACTTGCACCTGCTTAGATTTTAATACATTATCTACATACCACTCATAATCTGCTTTACCTCTGTCAACAATTGGTATTCCATCTTCATTTGTACCACTTTGATACCAATATGACTCACCTAAAGTTTGTGCACCAATGACAGGATAATAAAAAACCCCGGGATAATTATCAAAAGGCGAGTTAAATCCTTCACGTTGAATAGTTTTTGAACTTTTCTGGATAAGCGAAACTTCTACCGTTGTTGCCGCTGTCGTGTTCGTCAGTTGCATGGTTCTTTGTGTTATGTCATACAATTTTGCAACGCCGTTTATTTTTTCCTGTATGTAATAACTGTATGGCTTATAGTCCGCAATATTTTTCACAGTGAAATTCTGTATTCCAGCCCATGGATAATTGAATGATGCCGGTGTGACAGTAATAAGTGTTGGATAATCGCCAGCCTTTGTTATCGCCTTTTTAGTCACAGCCGGAAACGTCACAGCGACATACGTGTTTTCCGTTGTTGTCGCCAGCGTGAACTTTATTGTCGAAACTTCGCGGTAATCCGTCACCGTTCCGTTGATGTTGACGCTGATGTAATAATCATTCGGGCTGTATCCGGACAATAATGTGACCGTAAATTCCTGCGCTGTGTTCCACGGCATCTTGAACTTTGCCGGTGTGACTGTTCCTTTGTCACCGACTGCAATCGCTTTTGTGATCCGCGGGAAGTCCAGAACGACCTCTGTATTTGCCGTTGTGTTGCTCAACGTGAAAACCTGTGTCGTTGTCATGTACAGCGTGCGTACTCCGTCAATCGAAACACCGATTCCGTAATCCTCCAGATACGCACTATCAACTTTCGCGGTGAAATTCTGTGATGCAGCCCATGGAAATTTGAACTTTGCAGGTGTAACCGATCCGCGCTGTCCGACCGTTATCGCTTTCGTGATCTGCGGGAAGTCAATCACAATCGACGTGTTTGCGTTTGAACTGGCCAATACGAATGAAGCACTGTCGTCCATGTACAGCGTGCGTACTCCGTTGATTGTTACGCCGATGCCATAATCCCCCTGATAATCAGCGAACAGCGTTGAAACAAAACTTTGCGGGCCTTCACGCGGATATTCAAATTGCGCTGGAACAACGTTTCCTTTGTCTCCAATGGTGATATTCTTTTTCAATATCATTACATTGCCGAGAATCACACCCACGCCGGACATATCGCAGACAAAACCGCCTGATAGGTCAATTTGCGTCTGCTTCATAATCATGGCAATTTTCCGATCTTTGATCGTGTCTACGTGATAAATATATCCAGGCTTGTAAAAAGTCGGATTGAACGCGCGGAAATTCTGTTCATAGCGCAGCAAATAATAAAACTCCATCCGCGTCAAAACGGTTTGTACGGTATCCGGGGATATCATCGTAGCACCGGGTACTTTGATTGTGTTCGGTTTTAGTCCGGTCAAGTCAATCTCGCGCGCAGAAACTACCTGATTGTGACTAAACTTCCATCCGGTAATCGTTACTTCTTTTGTGCCTGTCACTTCAATTACCGCATAATTCGGACCGGATGAAATCAATGTCGCATTCGTAACATTGACGTCCGAAAAATAGGCCGGTGTGTCAAAATACAGCGTGTAGGTTCCGCCGTTCAAAGTCTCCTTGAAAATCTCCGTTGCCGCAGCGGCCATAACATATGAATGACTTGTGACTTCCAGCCGTGTGGCCGGTGTCGTGTCTTTGATCAACTGCCCTTCCAGCGCCTTTTGGGATTTTGTGATCGTTCCGTCTGGAGTTCCGTTGATGTCTAAAAATTGTTGGTGCATGATATGCACGTTGTTTCCGTCGACAATTTCAGCGGAGCAACCGGCCGCAAAAAGTACCTGTTGTAATGCGGTTCTAAGATTTCCAGGCTCTACATTCCCGCGAAGCTGGATATTTGCCACATCAGAATCAACTGTAACCGTTCCAACATCTGACGAAAAACTAAGAATACGATTGACGATTACGGAAAATTCTTCATCTGTTCGCCAAAAATCGCCGTTGTAGGACACTTCTTCCAGCAGCCCGATCAGATCCATTCCTTCAATTTTGATATGATTGTCGGATATATTGGATCGGTTAGTCATGTAATAACGACCGATGAAATCAACGGTCTTTCCGTTATCGTAAAGCAAATCCATCATCATGCGGGTCTTGAGCTGATTGTATAGACTATCAGGATCGATCAAATCAAACATCGGTTCGGTTGTAACCAATTCGCATTGCATCGTTCCGAATGGCAGCTCGTCGCTCAAAGGTGACTGCTCCATAATCACAGATGCGTTCTTGATCTGGCTTGCGCGAAATTCTACCGTATCGCCAAACGTGATATCGGTAACGCGGATTCTTCGATATGGTTTGTTCGTATCGTAAAATGAGAATACGATTGCATCAACTCCGGAAACTTCCTCACTGAATTTGAAGTGAACTTCATTCGGGTAAATCGTTTTTGTTTTAAGCAGCGTTGACCCGTTGTAATACTGGACAATGACCCGCGTGCAATAATCGTAGGTTGGTTCCGATCCATGAATGATAATTTCGTCCAGATCATAATCATCGTCAAGATCAAGACGGATCGTTCCCAGTGCGGTGGAAGATTTGCCATCTGAATCGGTAAGGCCGGTACTCCAGTATCCAACATGGGCATTAGTAGCCGGTATAAAATGATAATTACCGTCCAACAGCCAAAGATCGTCTTCCCACGTGGCGTATGCGACTTTCAGCGCGCGCCCATCTTGCAGGTCATCCACGCTGGAAATAGCATCCGCATTGGTAACGCTATACGTTGCGTGTTGGTCGACAGGATCGGGAACCAGATATAACCGCAGGATCGACTCCATACGTTATGGCGTCCTTGCCGGTGCTTGACCGATGAAATTAACAGTCATACCGCCAAAATAATTGACGTTGTCTTTTTGCCGTCTGAGCGAATCGCTCACTTCTGCGCCAACATATGCGATAAAAGTATAATCTCCGCTGCCGGTCGGAACTACAACGGTGTGAAATTCTACCGGCTCCGTGATCTTATCCCAAAATGCGTTATAAACATCCATATCGCCCAAATATCCAATTTCAAGCGTATAATTGTAATATACGCCGATCAATTGCCGATGAAGGATGCCGTCTTCTGTCCGTTCCGCTGTCTTATCCAGGAATGATGCGGTGCGTTTCAGTCCTGTTACTGCCAAATTGTAGGTAATTCCGTCTACAGATATCATGTTGTCGCCCTTGTAATTAAACTTTTTCCAACGCGTTTATCCTCTTTTTGAATCTCTGGCCGCAGAACCCTGATCAATTCTCCCATCGTCCCGCCAAACTGAACCGTGATGTTCTGCCCGCCGCTGATTCCTTCTGTTTCTTCACGTACAATCTGCCGTATTAGTTTTTCAGGCGCTTCAATGTTTCGCCCGCTCTTCTGGTCTCCCAGTACTGCCGCGAATGCAGCGTTAGGCGGTATTACCGCTCCGGTGGCCAGCAATGGGATTTGGTAAGGGACGACTTGAGGAATATAGAGCCCCCATTCTTCCCCGCCAAGAAGAGGAACCCAATCAGGAATTTTTATATTGATGCTATTTATTTTGTCAATGACGAAATTCAGCCCTCCCGCAACGGCATTGATCATTCCGTTTACGAATCCAATAATCGCATTGATTGCGTTCCTCCCGAAATTCTTAACTCCTGTCAGAATACTGTCCCATTTATCTTTGATCCAGTCTCCAGCATCCCCGAAAGCGTTTTTGATCGGATCTGTAACAGTTGTTCTAATCCAGTTCGCTGAACTACTCCACGCGCCCTTTAGGCCTACCCACGCGTTCACAGCAAATTGTTTTATATTCTCCCATGCTTGCTTGAACAAATTGATTATTGGATCGGTTACATTAGTTTGTATCCACTCTGCAGATTTGTTCCATGCGCCTTTGATATTCTCCCATGTATCAACCGCAACTTTTTGCACTTTATCCCAGTTCTGAGCCAGTAAACCAATTGCCGCCAAAAGCGCAACAATGATTGCGATTACTAATGCCACAGGATTTGTAATCAGCAAGAACGCAACCGCGATAATGCCTAACACGGACGCAAAAGCGCGGAACTCTTCTGGATATTTATCAATCCATTCGGCTATTTTATTCAACGCTTTTGCTAATAATTCAATCACAACTATTACACCGTCCCGAATTGCTGTTGCAAAAGATTGCCAGCCCTCACTTTCGAATAATGGTTTCAATGCGCGACCGATTGCCCCGCCAAGATTGCTAAAAGCATCGCGTAATTTCGCCAAAGGCTCAGCCAAAGGCTCAAAAAACCGTTTCAAGGATTCCTTGAACGCTTCTACTTTTGCGCGTAACCGTTCTAACGATATGTCTGTTTCTGCTGTGTCAATCGGCGGCGTTGAAATTCCAGAACCTGACATGCCAGGAATCGGTACGCCGCTTGTGTCAGAAGAACCGCCACCGCTGCCCTCATCCTTTTGCTGTAACACGTTCAATTGATCGAATGATGCCAGCGCGCCTTTTGCCGCTTTTTGCGCTTTTTCAGTATTCTTCGCCAATTCATCCTGTGCATCCGCCGCTCTCTGAGTTGTGGATGCGACACCGCCCATGCTTTGTTCATACGCTGACACGGTCGCAGATGGATCATACCCGAACAATACCTGCATAATCACAGCAATACGATTGAATAACCGTGTTAGCGCGGTAACAGCCGCGTTGATAGCCGGAAGTATCGCGTTGATAATTGGAATCACAGAATTGCCAACAGCAACTTTCAAATTTGTAAATCCTGCGGATAACTGCGATAATTTACCGGCGTATGTATTCAGATATTCAGATGCAGCCCCAGCGAACACGCCACCTTCAGCCATGAACCCGTTGAATTCGGCTTGTCGTTTCTGTGCCAGCGTCAGCCTGTTGGCAGTCGTCCCGATACTTGCCGCGTATTCATCCCACATTTTTGCAACGTTCTTTTGGATACCGACCGAATCAGTCAGCATACTGTTTTCCATTCGCAAACCTTGCGTTGTTTTGACGATTGCTTCGCCAATGGAAAACGCTGATTGCCGATTATATACAGCGGAATCCTTCATGATATTCATCATGGATTCGATCTGTGATGTATCGTATCCACGCGATACCATGTTCTTGTAGGCTTCAATGGCGTCTGTAGCGGGAACCAGTCCATCTGAAATATAGTTGTCGATAAAACTTTTAGCCTGCTGAAAATCGCGCCCGTTCGCCTTTGTGACAAATCCTAAACCGGATAGCGCAGTTGATAGGGATCGTGCAGCTTTTTCTCCAGCCTTCAGGAATTGAAAACCGGCTGCAATGCCGATCGTAACCCCTAACGCGGCAGTAAGTTTTCCTAAACTTCCGACCATAGACTTCAACCCGTTATTAAATCCGGTGGTGTTCAGACTGGTATCAATTTGGATACTTCCGTCATAACTCATTTCGAACCCTCCAGCAAGCGCATAAATTCATCCGTCAACGCTTGTTTTCGCTCATCCTCTTTGATCTGCTCCCATGTTCGTGTATCAGGTTCAGGAACGATGAACGCATCGCCCATTTCAGCGGCAATCATTCGTTCGTCTGCGGTTGCTTTCCCTTCTTTGACACGTTTTCGCAAACTGACCAGATTCGAAAAGGTGGTATCCGCGCCCAAGTCCATGAACAACGCAAGGAATTGCCACCAGTGCAGTTTTGCCGTTTGCAGGTCGATTCCGTGCGTCTGCCGGAACGCCGCATAAATCAGGTTCGCATCTTTTGAGAATGAATATAACCGCATCGGCGGAGTGCTTTCTACTTCTTCGGAAATAGGTTCACCGCCATCCAGGAATTTTAGGGCTTGCCTCAGAGACTCTTCCGTATTGTCTGGAACAACTGGAAATAGTCGCCGAATCATCAGGTAATTCTTTTCGTACGTTGTCAAATCGTCATCCTCAAAGTCCTGAATGATCCGAATTGCAGTCCTAAAATCAGTGTCCAAATCGTAAAGTTTTCCGTCGATCATTACTTGATCTGGAAGCTCATCGATCAGGATATTCACGCCATGACCTTCCCTGATTTTTTATTCAATCGTTTTGTTACTCGTTCCTGTGATTCCTGCGTGAAGAACGAAAAGACGTATTGCATAAACAATGCAAAATCTTCGAACGTAAACGTATCCCCGAACACTTTTTTAGCTGTTCCTTTGCCGAAAACAATATCCAGTTGATCACATACCCAATCGGCTGTTTCGCGCATCAGCGTGGCTGATTTCGCCAAATTGATCGGAATACCATTCTCGTCTTTTTCTTCAAGATTTGCTTCTTCTTTCGCCCGCTTTTCGAATTCTTTTTGCTTCGTATTGGCATCTTGCCAAAACATGGTTACACGCTCGCAAAGGCGTACATCATGCGGATTGAAAGAGATGATCCTATTCGGATCATCGCATATACAAAATGTGACTGTATCTTTCCCGAGACTTAGTGACTGCAAAGACACCTCCTAAAATTAGGTCGCTGCGGTAAAGGTTGAAGTGCTCGGCTTGAAAGTCCCGTAGATCGGATCACCACGAAACAGCAGCGTAACGCTCATTTTCGCTGCTGTAACTGCTTCATT